AGTCTGGATATCAGAAATGGGATTAGCAGTAGAAGTGGAACTCCAGAGAGTACCCGCAGTAGGTCGCTGGCGACTAGGCATGTTATAGCTTACAGTATATTGTACGAGGTTACTACTAATGACGATTTGATTGTTCACAATAGGCTGCCATCTCATCCACTCAATACGAGTTTCCAGCCTATCATTAAGATCAATCATAATCTCAGCAATGAGTTCAGCAGCAGTAGAGCGCTGTTCCCAGGTGCCAAGCTTACGAAGAGTAGTAACATCTGATTCACCAAGAATCACTTTTTCCCTAAAATGTGCAGGCTCAAACGACGCCTGACCAACTCCACGTCTGTGGATCACAGGAGACTCAGCGCCTCTGGCAACTGCCTGAGTCATTCCACCCAGGGGACGTTTAACATCCCATTCAATTTTCGGTCCTGGTTGAGTGACCAGGGGAAACACATCATTACCACGATATGTTTCAATCTGAGTAGGTATATCCTCAATTACCTTCATAAGATAACGGGGAGTCAAAAGTGTAGAGCTCACCAAAGCGTCCATATTATAAATCCTCCAAAAAAATTAATTTAAAATTTAAATATCACAAAAAACCAAACACAAATTACGAACTGGGAAGACCAACAACCTTCAATCTCTGAACATCCATCCACTGAGCCTTGGTTATGGCAGTAGAACTCAGATTATCATATTTCAATTTGGCGAGATCAAAAGTTCCAGCCCAATAAGCCTTAACGGGTTGATCTCCTGCAGATGCATCAAGAATTGTTTCTGAAAGAACAACGACATCTTTCATATACTGTGTAATCGTAGAAGCCAGATGATTGGCAGCAGTACTCAACACCTCATAAGTCCCATCGCTGAGATCAGTTGATGTAACCAAAAGAGTCCCCTTGGGGATCTTAACCGCACCACCATAAGTGGCAGTGGCATCCAGTGTAACACTGATAAGCTGAAATTCACCACTTCTCAGTATTTCACTATCAAATTCACTTGTTTGAAATACGTTTCCGGGAAGCATTATATATTCTCCTTTTTAAAATTTATAGATCAGTAGGATTTACAAAAATCTCTTGTCTCTTCCAAAGAAGAGCTCTCACATAGGCATCATCCGAAGAACTAGGATCTGCCATCTTTGCAGGAACCACATTTATTCTCTGACACCAATTCCACTGGGCATCAGTCAGGGCTACCACAGAAGAGTTATTATAATAAATCCTATTAGATCTAATGTTGCAATGAAAATAAGCAGGAACAACACGTTCAGCAGTTGATATTGTTCTCTCCCGCTTATTACCTAAAATAAATGTCTTTGTTGTCTGTACTTTTCGCCCTAACACAACCATGCTGCATATATCTTGAGTTGGCGTATCACCATTAAGAGCTCCGTCACTCGTATCTAAGGCAGTATAGAAGCCTACGTTACTTTGGTCTGGAACTAATAATAATCCAGCTCTCAATATACTTGAACCGGCAGGATTTGATTCATCTAAGATATCTTCACTTAAAGTAACAGAAATTATATCGTAAGTTCCGTTATAAAGCAAATCTTCATCGTAATACTTAGACTGCCTGCCTGTTCCTTGTGCGGGATGCATTACAGATCACCTTATTTAGCTACAGTAAGTCTTTTGAGTTTTTTCCTAGCGAAAGCCCTGTCCATAGCCTTACTCTCGAGATCATTCTGATCTTTCTCAGAAAGACTTACAGAATCACTAGTGGTCTTTTCTCCAAGATTAGCCTTTTGGGTATCAGGAATGGCAGCAAGAATATTCCCAATTACACCCATAAGAGAAATACTTACTTCTCTCGTTTTGGCATCATCGCCCTCTCCAATAGTTTCAGAGAGTTTATAAATCTTTTCACCTGAAGGATTCTCAAGCAGTAGATCCTTAACAGTTTCTACGACAGCAGGATGATGGTTATCATCATTGATCAACCTGTCACAGAACAGTTTGATTTCAGAAACCTTGGCAGCACTCTTGGTTTTAATGTTATCTTCCTCAAGAGACTTATTTCTTTCCTCAAGCTTGGTAATTTTGCCTTCCATAGAGTCCATAAGTTTTTTCTGTGCATCAATGAACCCTTCCAGTTTAACATCCTTACCTTCTTCTTCTTTTTCACTCTTAGTTTCAAGAGCAATAAGTTTATCACTAAGCTCCTTATTCTTAGCTTCAAGAGCTTCTAGCTCCTCCAGTTTGACATCTTTCTTGTCATCACCTACATCGTCTTTAGCAGGTTTGCGTTCAATATCGTCACCCATCTTATCAACCTCCCTATAAAGTTTAATGTTTCCTTCATCATTTAATGAAAATTCGATCTTCCTAAGTTTAGAAATAAAAGGACGGTTAGTTAAGGCTCCCCCCATTATAGTGGGACCATATGTATCACCAGTCTCAACATCTTCATAATCTTGATTAAATTCAATGCTGAAATAACCATACTCTTTAGATTCTATACTTTCCTTTCCCGCCTTTGTAAGTTCCATTGTACCAATAAGATAACCATCATCTACTCTTATTTCACGAAGCCAAGCAGAAGCTTTCTTAGCCTCATGGTTCCAATCAAAACTTACTTCCCTACCTAAAACATTACTATTAAAATTGTCAACCATGCTACTGAGGAGATCATCAGTAATATTGAGTTCACCAGAGTGATGCTCAAAACTACCTACTCTAAGCATTTCGACATCAATAAGCCCTGAATCTTTCTCACCATCAACCACTGTGTTAGAATCAAGGGCTATCATTCCATAATAATTATCCATAATTACTCCTCACTTGATTTAACGAATAACCTTTTGGCCTTGGCCCCTAACAACGGTCTTTTGACCACTCCATCTCTACCATTGGCATAATCACATAAGGCACTCAAAGCTTTTGTATTGACTGAGCCGTCACTGTTTCTATAAGGGTATCTTCTATTTCCTGTATCCAAAAAGAAATTCTCAGGCAAATCCTCTCTATTGTCAAGATCCAACCAGACTTCTTTACACCCGGTTTTCTCTAATATAGAAAAGTAAATAGATTCATCTTTGTCTTCTAAATTAAAAAGACCCTTATTCTCAGGAACATAATAGCCTTCACTCTTTAACTTCAATCCTTCTGGTAATGAATCATCCAGGTCATCATAATAATCACTATACCAATGACTTCTATCTTGACTAATTAAGTTTGTGACAATACCGCTATGGATATCTTTTAATGTAGTCTCATCAAAGCCACTCAGACCTTCACTACCTACTAACAATACAAGAGCTTTGCGAAGTTTATACAGGTAATGTATATCATCATGGTCCTTATGTGTTGCATCAACTATAACAGAAATAGCCGGTGCAATAGAACCATCATCTAATTTCTTAACCTGTGCAAATTTAAAATCCACAATAAACCTCTCTTAGTACGCATACATGAATATGCATTTAAGTAACTGTTGATCTGTAATCCATGTTAGAGTTGATCCTGAAATAGAATAATCAGTATCTTCCACCAGCACTTCCATAGTGTTGTTGGAAGCTTCAGAAGTGGGATTAACAAACAATCCAATCACACCATTAGACAAAGGTTCTTCTGCCAATGCCTGAGTTCCACTCGTATCGGCTCCAGTAAAAGATTCCATTTTAATATTAAACGGTCCCTTTGTTTTTGGAGAAGATTTAGAAGAAAGTACACCCATTTCTACCAAATCATTTAAGAGTGGATAATTTATGCTATCACTAATTCCCATCATTAACCTCCCTGTTTAAAGATTAAACAATTGTTCCACTCACATGGCCTAATTCAATTAACTTAGCCCATAAGAGCTGTTTTAGATTTAGATAAATAGATTTATCTCCATCTGCCGTTTGTGATGCCATTAAAGAGAAAACTGGATCTGCTGCAATGACATGTCCATAACCAACCTTTATTTCATTTAATTCACTTATTTGGTCTTCATTCGTAAAGACTACCTCCTTTTCATTAATAGTATAATCCAAACTACCATCAGTAAACATTACAAGATTTCCATCTGTTGTTGGATATGTTAATGTTATTTTACCATCAATTATATCTAATGTCTCTTCCTTATAAGAACTTGTTTCAGGTTTATCTTGGATTATAAAATTATTAATAGTTTTTGATTGGAAATTACCATCAACAATATTTCCAGAACCAATAGATATAATGATTGACTTATTAATTAAATCAACCTGAAAGCCAGTAATATCATCATAATCTGCTGTTATTGCTTCAGCAGTTATAACAGTATTGTCATCTCTTTGTAATGCCATTATCCCTCCTCCTTCTTAGCAGGTTCTCTGACGACAGGTTCTTTAGGGTCAGCCACATCTCCTGTATCAGTGCCTTTATTATCTGGCAATGAATTTTCACCACCATCTACCATTCCTGGGGTATCAACCCATTCTTCCTCAAAAGTTCTTAATGGTATGCCGAGTATTTCAGACATCTCAGACATACTTGGCATTAGGCTAGGAGCTTTGCCAGTCTTAACCATAGTGTTCATGTTTCTAATCATTTCTATAAGAACTTCTTTAACAATACGCTTTCTATCATATTGTATGCTTTCTATTCTCACATTACATTCTACAATTTTCTTAGGCTTAAAATTATATTGAACTAGTGCAGGTATGATCTCAGCATTAATGGCTGTCTCCATTTCAGCAACTAATCCTTCTTGGCTAAGTAAGAAAATTTCAGCATGTGAACTAGCCATACTGAAACTACCAGTTGCTAAATCCTGAGTCATTACTCTTTCAGGTACAAGCATTGATCTTAATATTTGTGCTCCTAGATAATTAAGAGCCTCAACAAACATCTCTCCACGTTTTTCATCCTGCAAATAA